CTGAACAGAGTTTTATACGAGTTCAACTCTCGGGTTTGGAAGTTTTCCTTCTACTCCAGACGGAGTGGACTAATTTGGCGTCCTAGCCGCCACGGCCTACCTCTGCCGCGTGCTCACGACCCAACCGTCGCCGGCGGTTTCACAGTTAAGTGCGTTAGGGTGGGTTGCCCGATGCGGGCTAACAATCATGTCGTACCATAGCCTCAAGCGCGGGATGTGCGAAAGGCTGGGTGATGTCGCTGTGCTTGAGTAGATCGATAAGCTCATGCACATCACCCGACGAAAGTGAGTAGTGGTAACTTAGGTAAAATAGAACGTCGCTCTCAGTAGGCGTCGCTGATCCCTCCGAGAACAACTTATATTCCCTGTCCTCGAGGATTACCTTCCCGTCACCATAACGGCCATGAATGTTGTCTGCCAAAGCCCCCAGCAATGGGCAGTACTTGCCAAATGTGCTCAACGTTTGTTTGATGCCACGGAGCCAGGCCTTGTGATTGTTGTCAGTGCGTTTGACGACGTCCCAACCAAGACGCGCCAGAAGCTTGCCACTCTTCGGAACTAGTATGTACGTGAGTTCACAGGGCATGAACCTTGCGGAACAAAACTCAACTGCCATCGGATCGTACGTGCTTTTAAGTACTACCTCAAGCCCCAGGCCCTCATACACTGCTATTATGCCGGGATCTCCTCCTAACCGCTTAAGCTCACGGTCGGTTGTGATTGTGACACTGTCGTCACCGCAAATAATAGAGACCCACTTGCGCCCAGTGCCATGGACATAGTGTTTCAAACACGCATTGACAAGCGTGTCGGCACAACTAGTGTCAGGCCACCCGGACTGCATTGTGTAAGGTACTGAGTACTGTGTTCCCAAAGAAGTCCTACCTTTGGACTTTTCGGTTCGGCGAAGAGCACGCCTGATCTTGTGGGTAAGGGTTCTCTGGTAGAAAAAGTCAATTAGCTCGAAAGCACCTTGACCCATGTGGAGGTCGAACCTTGATTGATCGTCCTCGACAAATACAACGCGTTCTCCCGCGCTGCACATACTTTCAAGAGCAATTATGGCCCGAGAGAAGTATCCACCAATAGCCTCGTTCGATAACCCGCACGTGTAGACCACTTGCCTACCAGCAAGGATGTCTTGTACGAAGTCACCGCGTGGCTTGAGACCGTTATGAACATTCTTCGCAAGCCTCCTAATATGGGGCCCTACATAAGCTGAAAGCTCGGGGGGGCAGCCCTGGATGAACCTAGGAGCGCTGTGCGTGAGTTCGCCAAGTGTGGCAAGCTCAACTACCTTCTTTTCTTTCTTGTTGAAAGAGCTGGCGGTGAGATTCTCTGGCTTTGGGATAGGCAGAAAGATCTCCTCGCGGAGGCGTAGAAAAATGTTCCTCTTACGTGCGGGGAAAGAACTGAGCCACACGTCGTAATTGATCGGAGAGTACACGGGACGGGTCAGAGAAGCTAGAAAATTCGCGCAGGGTCGCAGCGATTTCCAGCGGTTTTCCGTCTGTGCTAGAGTGTCCTCATCAGTATGTTTGGGTAGCAACTTCCCAACGCGTCCATCCATGGCAATGGTCTCATTATGAACACACTGGCGATAGATGATGGGCTCAAAGCCTCGGACGCTAAAACCGCGGCGCATAGCGAAGGCCGGCACACACGCAGCTGAGCTGCGCTTTACCGTGTAATCGTCCTGCAACTGAACCGGTTTCGTTATGCAATGAGCCAGGCACGTGTCCTCTTTGACATACCGCTCCTCAGCAAATCGAGAATGCAACATTAAGTCGTACTCTCCAGAAAAGTGGGCCGCGATATTCCAGACGGTGTGCAGTGGCCATGCAAGATAGAAT